CTAGGTCCATTAGATACTCCCAAGATTTAATCATTTTAAAATAGCCGTCAGCTACTTCCTTTCTAGTTATTTGGAAGTCCTCAGCTACTTTTATTTGCAACTCCTTGACCCTTACCGATATATTACCTTTTCTAAGAAGTTCACTAGCCTTAACTGCTATAACCTCATTAGACGTAGTTTTAGCAACATCATAAGCACGTCTATAAGCCTCTGATGCATTGCCAGTATTGACATACTCCTCAGCGAATTTACTTTGTTTAGGTGTTAGTTTATTAGACATTCTGTTTTCTTAGTTGTACTTTTAACAATATTAGATAACCTATTAAGTCTGTGACTGTGTCTTCTGTGTTGTCGTTTATACCTTTGTTTTTAATTCTAGATAGTTTGTCATCTATTCTAGCATTTATAGCCTCTATTGAATCTAGTTTACTAAATATAGCTATAGGATTGTTTGCAGTGTCTCCATAGTCTGCATTCTTTTTTAGTAGTAGTTCTGTAACTTCCTCACCTATTTTTTTTATTAAGTATTCTGTTTTCATAGTTTCTCGCTATTCTCAATAACTTGTTTTATAAATGAGTCAGGGAGTCTCCTCCATTTTCTTCTAGCTTCCATAAACCTAATAAAGTAATTTACTGCTTTACTACCAAACTTAGCTTTTTGCTCTTTTATTTCTTTAGGTGTTAGTTTCATTTAAACTCTACTAGGTCCTCAATATTAACTTTAAATTGTTTATAATTACCTTCCTCAGTATGGCTAACTATTGCCAACTTACTATCTAGTGATTTTATATAAACTCTTTTATTATTATATGTCAATCTTCTTTTTAACATTTCCTTTTTAAAAGTCTTCTTCGTCATCCAATCCATTTTCCTCGTGTATATATGCTAATTCTAAAATTCTATAATCTGCTTCAAAATCAAAAGTTGTAGAGGCTACTCCATTAATGTCAAAACACTCGTATATTTCGCCATTCATTTCTGAGTAGAAATATAACCCCTCATCGTCTATATAATAACCATAGCTAAAATCACTTTTTAGTAGGTCTCTTTCGTCTAACATTCTTTTTCTTTTTTACTTGTTTAACTTCCTTAGCTTCTTTTTCAGTAAGCCAATTAAATAAGATTTGCATTTGAGATTTAACACAACTATTGCAAGCCCAACTCACTTTCATGTCTGGATGTAATTCTTTTAGTATTGGTTCTAAGTTGTTTCTTAAAAAGGATATGTCTACAGAGCCTGGAAAGGCACTTGTTTTATTATATAGTTTGATGGTTTTTTCTATTGTCATAGTAATCGTCTTTCAATTATACGTAAAATTAACGGCGTTATTAATATTATTGGGTCTAAAGTTATTAAAAAATAAATTAATGATAGCCAGAAGGTAAGGCAGAAACTACAATTAAAAGGCTTGTAGTCCCATTTATCAATCAAAGGTCTAGCATAGTCAACCCATGTAGTAGCTATGGTAATTATTACTAATATACTAACTATAGAATTCATTTAATGTCCATTTTTGTTTTATCTTGTTTGCTAATTCTTTAAACTTATATTGTATTGTATTCCTATGAATGTCGCTTTTTTCAGCTAAACAGTTTCTATTTCCACTACAAATCAATAATTGTTCCATCATTATTTTATCTAAACCATCTAAAGAATTTATTAAGTCTTTTAGTACCTCATCTTTAAAACAACTATTAGAGTAAGTTTCTATGTCTTCTATACTACTAAATTGACTAGGTAAATAGTATTTCGTTCTGTATTGTCCACGCTCGCTAATTATTTGATAGAGGCAAAGTTTATAAACATATTTTTTTATGCTGTTTTCTTTGTCTAATTGAATAATAAAATCTTCACCCTTGTTAAGTAGTATTATAAAAATGTCTTGTTTAAAGTCCTCTAACTCTACAACTTTGTATTCTCTACCTATCCAAAATATAAAGTTTTCTATTTTCTTAATTAGCTTTTTGTCCATTTAAAACATTGTTAATTGTTGTTTATGTTGGTTAATTCTTTTCATTGCTTTGTCGTAGTATTCCTTATCTAATTCACAAGCTGTTAAGTCATATCCTAAATTATGACAAGCAATTGCAATACTTCCACTTCCTAAATGTGTATCTAATATTTTATCGCCCTCTTTTGCATATTTCATTAAAAGCCATTCGTAAAGTTTTACAGGTTTTTCTGTTGGATGTATTTTATCTGTGTGATTATGTTTATGAATTGAATAATCAAACATTTTAGCAGGTTTTTTTAACCCCATACTAACCCAAGCGTATTCAGCAGTTGCAAAATTATCTAATGTTTGTTTTTTATTCCAAATACAAAAGTATTCACTTTCGGGGAGTGTGAAATTATTAGCACCCCAAACAATTTGATTTTTTGAAACCCTAAAAAGTTCATCCCAATACTCTTGAAGTGGTTTTGTATTATTCCACTTTTTCGCTTTATCGCCAAAACATTTAATTTTTTTACTGTTACCACCATCTTTAGCTTTAAAACGTTCAATACCATAAGGAGGGTCTACAATAGCAAGGTCAAAGTAATTATCTTCATACCTTGCCATTAGCTCCATATTATCTTCGTTAGTAATATTCATCAATACTCTTTTGTGACATTATACATTTCAGATTTTAAGAAACTTATATTGGTTCTCATAGCGTCAACTACTCTATAGCCAGACTCTAGTAAACGTCTAAGCTCATACATCTCAGGAACTTCTACATTAGCCTCATTAGTTGCCCTAGCTACAGAAAAACCCTCTTTGACTCTATTATGTATAACCTTTTCAAAGTCGTTATGTGCTTTAGTTCTAATAGTTTCTATATAATATAGATAGGCAGTTAATTCTTTTAGTTGTTTATTTAAGCTGTTACCATCAAATACGTCAGTTTGTTTATATTCTTTGATTATTTCAGCTATCTTTTTTAGTGTTGATTTCATCTTGTAGTTGTTGTATGGTTAATAATAAATTCATAAAGTCCTCAAATTCTAAACAGGCATAGTCATTCTCAAAGTTTTTAGTAAACACTACAACAGGAGTTTTCCCCATTGGTCTGTCACTTCTAGCCTGTTCTAAAGCTTTCCAGATGTTTAGCTTTTCCTGGTTCTTACATTCCCAGTGATAGTCAAATAAAACAGAGTCTGGATTAATGTCTATAATGTCTCCTTTAATACTCATACCGCCACTCATAGGAGTACGTCTTACATTAGTATTGAACTTTTTATTTAGTTGTTTAGCCACGTCTCTTTCAAAACGTTTGCCTTTCTGATTAGCATTCATCAAATATAGTTGTTTGGTTTACATTTTGTTTTCTTGTTATTCCTACTGCTGTTTCTAATATTGTTCTACCAGCTTCATAATCTACCAGGTTTCTACCAATTTTTACTTTACTTTGGCTTCCTTTATATTTGCTAAAATCGTAATTGTGAAATTCTGATAAAGCATTTAACTCATTCTTTGTTTGGCTTATACTAAATCTTCTATCATTTAACTCATTTGGTAAATTAAAATTAGTCCAATATAAATGCCTTCCTCTTTTTTTGGGATTTAACATTGGTTCATAGTAAGGAATTACATTTTCAACTACATACTTTCCTTTAAAGTGATAATCTAATAAAAGAATTTCACCATATAAATTTAAGTTTGGGTATGTTGGGCTTTTTCCATTAGCTCCAATTGCCCAATACCTTGCTCTGCTATGTGTTGGACAAGGTGGTGATGACCATATAAAATCATATTCTTGGTAATGGTCTAATAGGTACTGGTGTGCATCTGCAACTATAACTTTATCATTAGGAAACCTCTCTTGGTATAGTCTTGCTAACTCTGGGTCTAATTCTACAGCAGTAACTTCTATATCTGTTACTTCATCCCACTTGTAACGGTTACCACCTAAGCAAGCATATAAATTTAAAATCTTCATAATTTTTGAAAATGTTTTCTAATAATTTTACCTAACTCAGCGTCATTAGGATATATCCTACAGAGTAAATTAATACTACCGTCAGTGTTATTATAAGGATGACTATAGTCTGTGTCCTTTGTTTGTCTGTATTCATTTAAAGTCCTTTTCTTCATTTTTATTATTATACTTTTGAATTAATAAAGTAAACACGCAACCACAAAAAAAAACTGTGACGTGTGATGCTAATATAAGAAAATAAATTTTATCCATTTTTGTTAGTTTCTAATTCTGCTTTTTTTAAATTGTGTTTATAGGTAGAAAAATCTGCTTTTATTATAGCATTTTCTTTGTAAGCTACAGCATTTTCATATTTAAGTTTAGATATGTCTTTATAGTTTTGTCTAATTTCGTGCTGTAGATCGTGAATAAGTTCTAGAATATCCATTAAAACCTCTAGACCTTCCTGTTTTACTTTATTATTAGTCTTTTCTACTTCGGCACTAGCTTTAATTATCATTATATCTAGCTTATTTTTTCTTAACATTATGTCTAATTCATCCATTCTGTATGTGTTTTAGTGGGTTGTTTCCTCCTATTGTATAATATCCATTGTAAAAATTAAATCTTAAAGGCTCATCTAGAGTAGTCAACTCTCCTCCAGTCATAACATTTTTAACCTTTTGAACATGTAGTTCTGTCATTGTTTTAAATTCTGGGTGGTTGCCCATTCTGTGAATTGCATATACGTCGTCCGCCCTGTTTATGAATCCCATGCCTCCCTCAATATCAGATGACTTTGGAGGTTGAACATAACCCTCTAAAGTATGTCCAGGCTTGTAGACTCTTCTAGCTGCTTCACTTATTGGGTGAGTATTTATATAAACTGTCTTTCCAGTCTTATTACAAAACTCTCTAACATTATTGCAAAATAAATAGTTTCTGTCAAACTGTCCAAGTTTCCCACCTCTTTCTATGTTTAAGCCAGTGTAAGGGTCTATTAAACATCCGTCTATATTTTCCTTAGCAAATATATTTAAAAGGTCTGAGGCAGTATATAGCTTTCTATTATCTACAAATTTAAAGTAAGTGTCAATAACTTCTATTTGTTTTTTAATCTCTGACTCAGTTAAGTCCTCAACTTTTTGTCCTGTTAGCATTTGAATCATGCTAATTTTTAATAGTTCTGGAGAGTTTTCTCCACTCCAAACACACCATTTTAAATTGTTATTCATAGAGTGGCATAGTAAATACCATATAAAAAAATATGTTTTACCAACATTAGGAAAGCCAGAAACGACAACCATTTGACTAGGTTTAAATCTTACAAACTTGTCAGTAATTGGACAGCCTATTCCTAAACCTTTTTTAATCTCTCCGTTTTTGTATTTAATAGCGTAGTCTAGTCCGTAGCCTTTATTTAGTATCATTGATTGTGCTTAAAAATTTCTTTAATGAGTCTGAGTTTTTGTGTATAGGGTCACTAAAAGTAGTTTTTTTCTTTGACTTTTTAGCAGCTTCGACTCGTTTTAAATATTGTTCTTTTCTTTCTTGATATTGTGTATCTAAAAATTTTATGTTAATTTGGTTGTCCTTTTTTTCAATCATTCCCTCATCAATTAAAACATCTAAATAATCTTGTCCGATTCGTCTAGCCATTTTAATATAGGTCATTGAACAATCTTTATTCCAGTAGTGAAAACAGGCATCTATAAAAGACCCTTTCTCCTCTTTAGTTAAATACATTATATCACCCCCTAGCCATTGACTAGGATAGGCTTTAAACCAGGGTAGTTCTTCGCTCATAATATGCTTTGTTTTTTTGTTCGTATTTATAAAAAGCTAATAGCTCATTTTCATTTAATGACTCCTCAGTGTATAACCTTTCAGAAGTAGAAGACACTAGTTTAATGTCCTCTACTTCTTTTTTAGGTTGTTTGTAGTCAATATATTTAAAATCCTTTTTCTGAATTTCAAAGGCTTGTACTAAACTAATATAAGTTATTTTATATTTTTTAGCTATTTCAGGCATTGTCATTCCGTTCATCAACAAATTTTGTATATCCAACGAACTCAAACCCAATGCTTTCAAGACTCTTGACTCTTTCACGATACTTAAAAGGGTAAGTCATCAGAACTATTAGAAACTTCTGCCACTGGCTTAGTCTCTTTTTGTTCTTCTGGGTTATACGTGTTAACACTTAAAGACACATCTTTTCCATATTGGTCAGGCTGGTCCTTTAGGTTTACATTTAATTTAAGATACTTGTTTCCTTTATAATCGAAAACATGTTCTTTTACTTTGTCTATATGAACAGTAACAGTCATCCAGTTATCATTCATTTTTTTACCGCCTCCGCAGTAGATTGTTGGTTTTTTTTCCATTGTTTATTTATTTATTGTTTAACTTCTTTTTGCTTTTAATACTCTAGTTCTAAAAAAACCTTCAAACTCAGGAAATTGAGTCATCATTTTTCTAGCATAATCAGGTCTATAATTATTGTTAACCTTATATTTATCTCGTTGTACTAAAGTTGTATTCCATCTAATTATCTCAAATATACCATTTGCAGAATAATTGTCAAAACCTTTTTCTTTAGCTTCAAAAGAATACTTTTTAAAAGCTGCCCAAATTAATGGGTTTTCTAAATCATATGTTCTAAAATCAATCATTGTTTTTTGTTTTTGTTGTTTATAATCTGGCATCCATTGCCATTCTTTTTTTATCATTAAAATTTATAGGTAATTCCAACAGCTACAAAAAAACTGCCTGTAGCTATTGCGAATGTGTTAGGGTTAAAATCTAGCTTTTGCTTATGCCAAACCATGTTAGTAGTTCCAGCAGTCATCAAACTTAAGCCTCCAATTATAGCAAATTTTTTCATAATCTAAAAGTTTAAATCTACCCAAAGGCTTTTTAAATAGGACCTACACTCTTCTACTCTATCGTAAATCTTTCTTATGTCCTCTTCGTTTCTATAGATTTCAAACACTTTAATTCTATACTTAGAGTCTATATTAGAGTATTTATATTTGCTAGCGAACTCTACTAAGTCTGTGCTTTCGTCTCCAAAGTATTCTCTTTGAATTAAATCTTCTGGAGTGTCCATTAGTGTATAAATTAACTTATATCTGTCTATGTCAGTCAAAGCCATATAGCCCTGAGCTTGCCAGTAATAGTCTTTATTAGGTACACTATTGAAGTATAGAGGAAAGCTAAAACAATCCCAACTATTTTTGACATCTATTATATAATGTTGTAAAGCATCATCTACAATAGCGTCTGGAGTACCCGTTAAAAAGCCATTTGAAAAAGACTCTTCATTCTTTTTTAAATTAGAAATGTCTAATTCTTTAGCTATAAAGTTTAAAGAGTCTACTTCTACAGCGTTTCCTTTGTCTAGGTATTTGCTAAATATCTCTTTTTTACGGTTATAAATTTGCTCTTTACTCCATTCCTCTAGAAAACTTTTAGTAGTCTTAGATAGTGTTTCTGTTTTACTTCTAGCGTTGGTCATTATCTTGCCAATTGCTGAACATCTTATTTTAAACTCTTTCATGTTATTGGTTTTTAATTGCGTTAGCTACTTCGTCTGCACTAGCTACATTAGAATCTACACCGATTCCAAAGTTGGCCAAACATCTACCCCAGCTTGAAGTCTCACAATTTTCTATAAAAGAAGTCTTGTTTATAAAAGTTGAGTTCTGCTTTTCGTGTGCGTGTCCTGACGCTACTTCTATTCCAGCATCATTTTTAATAGTTGTTTTAATTATTACTCCATTGTCATTAATGTGAGTTATTTCTGAGGTCATTGAATATCCTGTAAATTTTTCTCTAAAATATTTAATTCTCTCGTTTACTGTGACGTAGGCTTTGCCCTTTATGTCAACTGTTTTCAATTGGTTCATTGTTGTAGTTTTTAATTTTGGTTAATATAATAATTAATTGTTTAATCCTCTTTGGATTGTAGTTGATAGCTAATTCTTTTAGCTCAATAGATATTTTAACAACGTCAGTTATTAAATCACTAAATCTATTTTGATGGATTTCAAGGTCATTGTCATTAAGTTTAGTTCTTTTTAGAATGCCTTTATTCCATTGGACTTGACTAATAATGCCTAGCAGTCTGTCACTTAGAAAGTTGTGTCTTTGGTTAGCTTGCCAGTAGTCCCACTCTTGTTTCTGTCTGTAGTAAAACTCATATTTATCCATTGTTGTAATTTTCCATAAGTTTTAGTATTACCTCAGAATAGGACTTATGTCCATTTTCTTTGCATTTGTTTTGGAACTTAGTTAATATTTCTAGCTTTTCAGCTGGCACATAAAAAGTTCTGGTATTGTATTTAATATTTGTCATTTTAGTTATTTTAATTTACGCTAATATATAACTATAATTATAATTATAACTATAAATTAAAAAAACTTTATTAACAAACGATTGTTAAAATAGATGTGTTATTCTAGCAATTTGTCCAAATTCACTAAATAGAAATGCTTCTATAGCTTTGTTATTTGAACTTTGATAACCTGAGGTAGCGTGCCAATTATCTGCTTCCGAAGTTGACATAAGAGACTCCACCCAGAGTCCTGGATATTGCTTACTGACTTTGTGATGTATATGCTGAGTAAACATGTATCTATATTTAGTGCTAGACCAGTCTGGACATTCGTCAGCTACTATCATTGGCAACGTGTCAGCCTTAATCTTATGACCATGACAGGAAGATATTAAGTTCTTTTTGTACTTGTAGTATTTACGCATTTGCAAACTAACATCAAAAGTCACATCTTTATTATGTCTAAACCATGCAGCTAATAACTCAGCAACCATCCAGCCGACTGTGTTGTCATGATTGCCAGGAGTAAACATTACATGGACCGTAGAGACTTGTAATAAAATTTCTATTATTTCAACCATCAACCTTTTAGCTATTAGAAAATGGTCACTTAATAAACCGTCACTATCTTGTCTAGTCCCTCCAGTTGTAGTCATGTTAAAATTGTCTACATGCAATAAATCTCCTGAGAGTAATAGAATAGTCTTATCTATGTTAAACCCTTGAGACTTTGCTAAACATCCTCTAACGCCTTCTAAAGCCCTACTAACTGCTATTTGATTATTATACTCCTCACCACTTACAAAAGACCTACAGAGTTTTCCTATATGCAAATCACTAGGACACATAAACAATAAATGTCCGTCTGTGTATTTCTTATAATTTAGTTTAGGGTATTTAGGGGAATATTGTTTAGCCTCTTCAATGACTTCTTTGGCTAGTTTCTTAAAGTCTTTTTCTGTTGCTTTAGGTTGTTTAAAATATAAGCTAGCGTTGTCATTCTTAATCCATCCACTATGCAAAGTCTTAGGGTCTAAACCCTCTTTGTCACATTCGTCAATAGCTCGTCTGTAGTTGTTTATTATTTCTGCTTCGTCTTGGTTAAGTCTATAACGTGGATTGCCACCGTCTTTCCACCTTTTGTTGTGTGATTTCAATTTTAAGTAGTATTGGTTTTTGTAAATATAATAAAAAAATTATACTTTACTTTTTTGAGGATGTACCGTAGTAAAATGCAAATATGTTTCCTATAACTACACCTTCAACCATACCCATTAAATGTACAAACAATTCATTGTGCAAAACATTTGGAATATATACAACAGAATAAACTATAAAAACAAAACATAACAAACCAACAACACCAGTTAAATTCATCATCCAGTCATTACCACCAGCCTTAGCTAGTTCTACTTCTCTTTTTCTAGCTGAGTCTCTGTCTGCTACTTCTAGTTTATATAGTTCTATAACTCTATTATGTAACTCTGCTTTTTCTTCTGGTGTTAAGTCAGGATCTTTAGAAATAATGTTTTTTAATATTCCCATTGTGCCACTAGAGGGAAGAACATCTCCAATAAGTTCTAAGACTTTAGGTGCTTTTTCTTTTAATAATAATCCTATTTTAGTGTCTTTAAGTTTCTTCACTTATAAACTTTTATACTCAGCAGTAGCGTCGAAAGATGGACAGGCTTTATTTGCAAACTCATTATGTGAATAAATAGTAGACTCTGGAAACATTGCTTTTAATGTTTTAAGGACACTTAACAGACTTTCTTTTTGTTCTGGTGTTCTAGTGTCTTTAGGTGTTTTACCGTCTGCCTCAACTCCTCCGCAATAACATAGGCCAATAGAAGTTTTATTTTCACCCTTTGTATGAGCGCCAGACCTGTCTATATCTCTTCCTTTTTTAATAGTGCCATCTAAAGATACATAAAAATGATAGCCAATATCTGACCAGCCACGTCCTTCAACATGCCATTTCTTAATAGTTTCAACTGGTATGTCTTGACCCTCTCTTGTAGCAGAACAATGAACTATAATTTTATCAATCTTTCTCATCCCCTTTTATTTTTCTATTTACTTTTTTTTTTGCACTATTTATCAAGCGTGCTTCCATCTTGACAACTTTAACCCTTAGTTGAATATTTTCTTCAATAAGTAATTCAATCTTTGTTTCAAGCTGTGTAATTTTGTTTGTAAGAACTTCAATTTGTTTAGTATATAAACTTTCCTCTCTTTCATCTTTTTTAGCACCTATATCAATTTTCTGCTTTATTATTCCCCAAACTTCTTTTACTCCAAATGCTGAAATAATACCAGCTAACGCCAATAATAAATTGTGGTCATCCATCTTCGCTACTTTTAAATTGTTCATTATTCTGGGTCTGGTGTACTCCAGTCACTCGTTGCCATTAATGCTAATGCCTCTGTTTGGTTCATAACACTTCCTACAATAGGCAAACTACCATCTGTTACAAAGCTAGGAGTTACTCTATAGCTTAACAACCCTTGATTGTTTGCTAAATTTCTACGCATTGACTGTGCACTTTGCTGGTCAACTTGTGAGAATAAAACTAAATTGCTATCTGACAATTCAATTACTATATAACTTTTATTATTCATTTTTTTTATTTTAATATTTTAACTTTACGACGGTACATCTGTTACTCTGTCTAATACATCCATATTTTCTGAGAGGCCATTTGCTGTACTGTACGGAGCATCTCCTTTAATATCTATTGAACTTGTTCCTAAACCACTTGCAGAATATCCAACTCCATTTGTAATAGCATCTTCTGTCATACTACCAGCACTTACAGCATTGTTAGTTCCTATTTCATCTAAACAAGTCCAGTTAGTATTAAAAGAACTATTAGAACCTAACTGCCACCAACTTACTGGTGCAGTTCCTGAGAAAGTGTTTAAGTTAGATGGTACGCCTTGATTATAAATCTCTGTAATTTCTGTTGTACTTAAGTTAGTATTCCAAATAGCAGCGTTTGACATTTCACCATCAAAAAAACCAGCACTATCACCTCTTGCTCCTATTTGTAAATTGTTAGAGGCATTGTATTGAGAGCTAGTAGAAGTTGATGGATTTTTTACTCTATCCCCATCAAAATAAATTTCTAAAGAAGTTGACGGAGTAAAAACTCCAACAACGTGATGCCAGTTAGTGTCTGGAGTGTGTGAGGAGTAACTTGTAGAAGTAAGAGAATTTGCTGTTGGTGCTATATAAAAAATAATAGTGCCATTGCTGTTCATTCCAAGACAAAAACCTCTATTACCGCCACCACCTAATTTTCCAACGCCTCCAATACTTGCGCTACCTCCTTGCCCTTTAAACCAATAGCTAACAGTCATAGCTCCAGTGATTTGTAAGCTACTATCATTGCCACAATTTAACACATCATTACTCCCGTCAAAATCTAAAGCATAAGGACTATAGCCCTCACTACCATTTAAACTATTATTTGGCACAAGATAATTAGCTCCGTTATCTACTGATTGGTCACCTAATTGATAGTAAGCTATTGGCTTTGGTGATAACGACATTGGATTTGTAACAGCTGTTCCACCACCATAAAGAGTAGAAACTTGAGTTGCTGAAAGTCCATAATCAAAAATACTTACTTGGTCTATACTTCCATTAAAATGTTGAGTTGGACCAGTTGGACTAGAAGTTGAACCACCAGCAGGAGCAGAGCCAATAGTTACATTGTCACTAACAAAATCTGTATTGTATTGTATAGGCGTTGTTTGGTTAGTATTTACTACAGGACTTCCTCCATTTAAGTACATTTTTGCTCCATTAACAGAATCGTAAGTAACCGAAATATGATTCCATTCGCCTACGTTATAAGTATCTATTGTATAAAAAGAAGTGCCTAAATTTGGGCTTCTTTGTAAATACCTAACTTTTCCATTACTAAATAATTGGATAGTCCAAGACATATAACCAGAATTAAAATATCTATTTCCAATAAGTGCAGCATTTTCAGCAATAACTGGTTTAAACCAAATTGATATAGTTAAATAATCAACATTTAAAAAATCATTTGTATTGTCTAAAGTAATATTATCATTACTCCCATCAAATTGCATAGAATAGTTAGAAACTAAACTTTGATTTTTATTGTTTGGTATTCTCCAAGCGTCATTAAAATATTCTGTTGCCATAGTTTACATTCTATACCACGCTACTGGTGGTGTTGATAAAGTGTTTAAATCTGCTGTTTTACCTGTTTCTGTTGCGTCGTAAATGCTTAATGCGTCTGCTTCTGTTAATGAATAGTTAAAAATTGCTAACTCATCTATGTTACCTCTATAAAATTTATTTTGTGCAGAAACCCCAATAGTATTATTCATATTAGTTAAATTAACAGAAGTTGGAATAGTACCACCAACAATTGTTGGAGCAAGAAATACACCATCAATATAAAGTTTTACCCTATCTGCACTTGTGCCTTGAGTTCCATCATAAGAAATTATGTAGTTTATCCACCTTACACCACCAGTGTAAACATTTACTGTGTATCTGTGATATTTTGTATTTGTAAAAAAAACATCAAAAACATTAAAACTACCTTGATAAAAATGAAAAGGGCTGTTACTTGTTGAACTTGTATGGTCTCCAAAAGCAAACATTCCCTCATTGCTTGGCAAAGGACTTATTGTTGTTTTAAACCAACCTGAAACACTAAAATTTGTGACCGAAGAACCTAAAGCATCACCAACCCCAGTTCCAGCATCTATATAATCATTTGTTCCATCAAACTCCATAGAATTAAGGTTGTCTATTTGAGCTAAAGGAGCTGGTCCTGGTGGAGTTGTAGACCGTCCTGTACCTCCTGACATTGGCATATAAAATAAACCTTTTTTCTTACTTGGATTGTATAATGTAGCCATATCTTATTCTATTGGTAAATCACAATTATTATAACTAAAAGGAAGTCTAAATCCTATATTCATTCCCCATCCTGTCAATTCGTCTTCAAATCTTTCTGTAAAACTAGTCAAAGTTCCAGACCTAACCAAGTTAACTTTTAACCAATCTACATTGTTGCTAGTAGCAGTCTTTTGTTCAAAGTATGAAACACAATCTAAAAGCACTTGACACATGTCAGACTTTACATCATTCTCATTAGACTCGTCTTTGTTTACTAAGTCCATAGCCATAACATTAAAATTCCAAGTAAAAGTTCCATCACCTAAATTAGCTGGCTGGTCAGCTACCCAAAATAGTGGATAGTTAAAGTCTGCTAGTTGGTTATGCTCTACTATTTCCCATAAGTCACCATTGCCAAAGTTCTCTATTTGCTTATGGTTAGTAGCAAAAGTCTTAAACTCTTTTAATATTTGATTATAGGTTAATATCATTTTTCACTATTTCTATATTCGTCTCTCCAGCAATCACTTCTACTGCTACCACCTAAATAAAAACTAGTTTGATAAGCTGTTTTTCTAGGGTGTAAATCGTCGCTAGTTTCCTTATACTTAGGGAATAGATTATCATTATCACATAAGTAGTTTATTAACCTAGCTTCTCTTTCTTCTGCTTTGTTCTTCCATTCGTCTCTAAGATATTGCAAGTCTTGATAACTAATAGGATTACTATTCTCACTGTTCTTAGTTGATACAGATTTGTTTCTATATTTAAATAGCATTGAAGTACTACACTCATACATAGTCCATTGAGCCATAGCTGGAGCTATATAGGTATCCAATAAATTAACTTCGTCACTGTTTAAAGTTCCAGCAGTTATTTTAGTTTTTAAATCTTCATAGAATGGAGTCCCTAATATTGGATGGATTCTTAACTCCTGACAGTCTTTTATACTAGGTA